TTAAAGTTTTCCTTAAGCGCTTCCATGAATAAGAAATCAACTGTTAATTTTATGTATGGTATATTCGCAAATGGGGTATTCTGCTGAACGAGATTTATAATGGAAGACATGACGTTATGCTTGCCACCACTGAACACATTTTCCTTTGTTCTCCCAACGATATCACCCATCTGATTAAGTGTTCCATATGTAGGTCCAAGAAGGGTAGAGAACACACCACCACCAAACCTGTTCTTCATATCTCCAAAGATAAAGTCACCATATATGCCAATACCGCCACCCTGAAGCATCGCAGCCATGAATGTGCGTGGATCTCGTGGATCCCTCGGTTTATTCCCTTTTGCAAGATCTTTCATAGTCATCGCACCATAGCCGAACAATGACGATTGTGCAAGGTAAAAACCCATTGCTGGACCCCATGCTTTGAGTCCAGACATGCCAAGGGTATCCTTGTTTAACCCTGCTCTTTTGCCTGTTCGGAGCTGAACGTCTCGCACCAACCTCTGTTCAAACATTGAGATCGGATGCGACTTGAATTGCAGTGCTGTACGCAGTGCTACTCCCAATGCGGTGCCATCACTTGTACCCATTGTCATTGCTGATTGGATTCTGCCAGTAGGTTCAACAACGGCACTGGTGGATTGAACGTGGTAGTATGCTGAAAGTGAATCACTTAGACGTTCACGTAGTCGATCTATGTTCACTGAGTTGACCGGCTCGTTTTTAGACTTGAGATAGGGTGTGAATACGTCATCAGCTAGGGCGAGAACCTCTTCCGGTGCAATTACCTTAAAGTCGAGTTCATCCCCATGTATCTCTTTAACTGCCTGTCTCAATATATCAAATTCTGCCTCACCAATACCCACACCATCAAGTGCTCTCTGGGTGCCGATTTCGATATCCTTGAACGGTTTTGCTGACATTTCACCCAACCATGTGGCTTCCCCTGTGATATGTCCACGCTTCATGGCATTGGTGAATTGCTCTAATCCAATCATCTTAAAGAATTGATTCATTGTTTTTGCGCGGAACCCTGCTGCATTACCAGGATTCATCCACATGTCACCCATAGACGATCTTGAGACATCCGTTGCTATATGCATGGACTTTGCGATTTGTTTCTGAACATCCCTTGGCACTTTATGAGCAAATAGACCATTAAGCGCATCGCTATACCCACTCAAGGCACTTCTACCCATTGATTTGGCCTGTGCTCCCATATTAACCGGATCACTCAATGCAGATAAAGCAGCCTGGCTCAACTTTGACAACGACTGCGCCCATCTCGCCCATTGAAAAATGTTGCCAATTATTCCATTCGCTGAATGCCCAGTTTGACCACTTACATATGCAAGGTCATTCTTCAATCTCCAGTCAAACGTTTTGCTTCCAAGTTCCTTCAGTGCTTCTGGGTCTAGGGATTCTTTGCTTTGATACCTACGAATAAGCATCTCAACAACAGCGTCTACATTCTGTTCCGGCCTTGTTCCTACAGATTTCAATAATCCAATGGCACGAGCATTCGATTGCACCTGTGAACCAACACCGTCTTTCAACTGTCCTGCACCAAATTCTTTTTGGTATTCCATGAAAGACCGGCCATCTTTAAAGACAAGTAATCGCTCTTTGCTTATTTTTGCGGCAATACTACCAGCCTTTTTCCCACCACCAGCATCTGCCTTGCCAGTGATTGACTGAACATGGGTGCCTGTTGAGTTTGAATGAAACATAGATTCCATAACATTTTCATACAACTCAACACCTTCCTTACTCTTCATAAGAGCAGACCTAGGCATATCGAACACCGCTTGGTAATCGAGTTTATCACGTATAAATGCTTCCCATTTTACATAGCCAGCATTGTACATTTTATCAGCGTTATGACTTGCTTTAAATACATGACCTGAACGCTTCTCTACATTGCCACCGGCCTTATTCATTTGAAGACGTTGTAATTCCGATTCCTTGCGCAATACACCGGCTACGTCTTTTGATAATTGGTCTATGTCTGCCAATTCTTTACGACCGTTTGCATCAAGATGACCGCTTTCCTGCTTATCAAGGAGTGACATAGCCTGAGCGATTTCGATATCATTCTTGCCACTCTCGTATATGTCCATTGCTTTGCCATCTATCGACTCAATGCCATAGTTAATGCCATCATTCCACTTAGTCTTATATTTAACACCAATAGAATCAGCAGAGAGGTCATTGGCAAAACCGTCACCAACCAAAAGCGAGCGAACACCCTTACCAACATCTTTACCTTTAAAGTTCTCCGTAACACTGGCATACATTTCTGCCCTGGTAATCGAGTTAATCGCAGCCTCACGCTTTCTCAATTGTGCCTGTTCTTTTACATCAACCCGCTTACTTTCTAGCCATACTTTCATGGCTTGAGATACGGCAACCTCACCATCAGCAGCGTATGCAGCTTTGATTATTTGTGCATGTGCGACCAGTGCCTCAACATCAGCTTTTTGAATGCTGCTATTTGGTCCAATGGTCCCCATGATATCTTCAATACAATCAGCCATACTAAGCACCCCTCATTGCGCATATAGTGGCAGCATGTGCAACTCTACCAAGCTCTTTTTCGTGTTCTTTCGCTACGGCCATATCAATCACGTAATCTTCGTCTTCCAACCCTAGCTTTTCCCATTTAGCAGCAGCAACGGATTCAAAATCTGTGAGATCACTTGCTGCAAGGTCATTCAAGTCTTCAGGAACTGTTTCCCTAAGCGTGGCATCTTCATCAATCTTGTTTGGATCGTATGAATAGAGATTTTCCGGAGACTCAAAGTTATCACTCAAATCTTGAAGCGTTATAGAATCAGCATCGTTAGCAGATGCTCGTGTGCGTTGTGCTTCCATACCGGCATTACGCTCTTGATTGACAGCCTGTAATACAGCATTGACCGCTTCATCAGTTGCATCATCGCCAAGTATATTTCTGATGTCTTTTATATTTTGCTCTTCAAGTCTCAATGCGACTTCTTGGTCTTTTTTAAATTCTTTTGAATTGTTTAAGCGATCTATTGCCTCATCCATGTTCTTTGAGCCATCAATAGTCTTCTTAATTGTTGGCGAAGTTGCAGGGTCATCAAGTAGATCCTGGACAGTTATACCATCAACCTGAGTTTCAAGACCTTCATCAATGACCGCTCTACCATCATCAACACCTAGTTTGGCTTCAAATCCTACCTTAGCCTCATTGCCAAGGTTCTTGACCTCGTAGCCAATTGGACGACCTGTTTTGAGATCCAGTTGCTCATTGAATACTATAGTGACATCATTATCAAAGTTAAACTGTCTGCCATCGCTGCGTGAGATTCCTGTAATGGCCCCATCTTTTGAGAATTTAAAGTCCATGCTATCTGGCAAGTGAACACCAGAATCGAGAGCGGTATTTGTGTAATCAAACACATCCTCAACTCGTATCATTCGATCATTAACGCCAGAAATAACAGCACTTTCAGCAGCAGCATTCTTGACCGAAAAATCAGTCTTGTCTATCGCGTTGCCCATTATACTTGTAGGCATTATTTCCATGCCAATATCAGTGTCCAAGACAATTGACGAATCACCCTGCTTACCGGCTTCCTCGGCTAATTTAGCTTCAGCAGCATCCTTCTTTGCGGCATCAGAACGTATCTTTAATGTATCAGACACATAGCCTAGACCTATGTGCATACCACCACCAAGACCAGCGCCATACAATAAGTTATACATAGAATCTTCGTATGTATAATTCAGTAAATCCATATTTGCAGCAAGAAGTGGCAGTGGCTCAACAACAGCAGCACCAAGCATATAAAGCTCTTGATCCAGCCCTTGCAGTAGCACTTGTACCGGCAGCACGTATTGATGCAGCAGACTTAGCAGCAAGTCCAAACGGCAAAAATGCAGACGCAATGTTTATTGGATCAACTGCACTGGTTGCGAATCCTGCAAGAAGACGAGGGAAAAGTCCAACCTGTGAACCACGCTCAATTACTTTATTACGTTCGCGCTCGGCAGTCTTTAACAGTATAATAGAATCGAGCATAAACGCATTGGCACCCCTGTCGGAAATCCCAATATCGTTAGCGGTGAAACCATTGTCTTTTAATATTTGGTCAGCACTTTCACGGCTATACCAATGAATATTTCCCTCAGTCCCTCTTGGAGAATCGGCTTGTATTCTATCCCATTGACCCTGTGATATGTGATCAGATGTGCCACCTTTTGATATACCACTTATTCCAGCGGTGTATTCTTGGTAGCCAAGGTTTTTGAGAATCCTATTTACAGCAGGAACAGGATTGCTTACCCATGCCTCGCCAGCAGATGCACCCATTACATCACTCGTGGTAGACGGAATATCCATTATATTCCGAACACCTACCCTATTAAAAACAGGTTGACTCATGAGCGTTGTGGGCATTACTTAACACCCCTATTCAGTGCTTCTTTTGCCATATCTACACGAATTTGGGCTTGTAGAAATTTCGACCGTATCATTTCTGTAACCTTTTCTTGACGCTCAAAACCAGAACCTGTTACAACTCTACCTTCACCACCTGACACAATGCTACCCAAAGCATCCAAGTCTCTCATGTCTAAAACGAGATTACTTCCATCTGGGAGACTAACGAAATCCATAGGTCCAGAACCATACTTAAGCAGTGCACCACCAGTTTTAGGATCTGTTACAACGCTAATGGGAGCATTTTTGAATATTTCATTCTTTGCATCTGATGGGAATTGCCTGTATTTACCAGACGCACTTGCTATCACAAACGCAAACGACTTTTGATGAACACTTGCACTCGTTAGCGCATTGCCGGTTATAGCATCAAGACCAAATTTAATGAACTTTTTACCTGCGTGATTCGTGGGAATACGAAGACCGCGATATGCATCGTATTGGCCGGTGACCATTTGCATACCTTTTTGAATTGCTGTATATTGATCCATGCCTTGATTAGCCATAAGATCCATAGCGACTTCAGTAACAAGCCTGTTACCACCAATGGCTGTGTCATCAGAATCAGCATATGGGAATGTTGCAACAAAATCTTCCATGTATTCTTCGACATCCACCGCAATCAGTGCTGATGGTTTCGGTGTTCCAGCTACGGCTAACTTATCCAGTTTCTCAAGGTTTTTCGCGTAGTTCTGATGCGCTACAAGGGTATTCACCTGGATTGATGGATCGGCCATTGAAGATATGTAATTCATTGGAACCATTTCAGGACCGTTGAATAATGCCTTGGATACATCATTTTCGTAATTAGGGCCGAATGACAGCAGCTTGTCATGTAACTTTGCGATTTTCTCTTGTGGAGACACTTCAGAAGAATTGAGCACGCTTTGAAATTCGCTAATGTTTTCTTTTGACAAAAAAGGGATCTGATCGGGAATGCCATATTTATGAACTGACATCTGGTTAAGGAGTTGCGCAAGGTTTTCACCAGATGCGTACATCTGTGTGCGTAACTCTTCATTCTCAGGATTCTCTTGCAGTGCTTCAGCAATCGCCTTCCGTTGATCGAATAGAGCTTTTGCCGGTTCTGATCTCATAGCTGCCTTATGTGGATCGTTCTTATTCTCAGCAATAACTCGATTCCCGGCATTTTCCATGATAGCGTTATTAGCAGAAATACGTGCCTTAGCTTCTGGAGTTTTTGCGTGACGTAATTCAGACTGACCTCTACGAATCGCGTTTTCAATCTCAACATCGGGTTGGTTGTGGAATAGATTTACCTGGTACGCAGTTTTTTGAGCATCAACATACTCGGCCTCAAGTTCATTGATTTGTTGAGCTGGCACTTTTGATAATTCTAATTTAGCACGATTCGCCTCAAAGGTATTTGGCAAAACTTCGCCATCGTCAATGAGTGCTCTTTGATTTGTTGATAATGCCTTTGCACCACCAACTGCTGATTGCTGATAGTATGTGATCTGTTGATTAACACTATTCAGCAATTGTTCCTTCATCTTCACGGGCAAATAAGCCATCTCATCGCCTTGAAGCATATCCTTTGCATCAAATGCTTCTTGTGGGCCCTGTTTAGACATGGAATCAATTGCAATAACACTCAGTCTATTTTTTACACCACTTCGTAATTCTGCTTCAGCACTCGTACTCACGTTCTTATTCTCAGCAACGATTGCATCAATGTAATTCTCAGCAACTCTCAAATGCCCAACCAATAAATCGGGAGACTCACTTGTCATTTCTGCGTAGTTATCAACAGTGTCTTCAATCCTGCGAGCGGTCATTAGACCTACTTCATGTGCTGCAAAGTTATTGGCAGAAATTCTGTACCTTGTGAAATCCTGAAGAGTTCTGTCCTTCATTTTTTCCATCAAACCCTCTATTGGGGCGCTATCGTCAGCGATGGTAGGGTCATTCTTAATAACATCCTTGATAAGGTAATTATTAAGTTCCTCTATTTGTGTTTGAAGTGTTGCTGAATCAGTTTCTTTATTGGCAAGCTCTTTGACCCCCTTGTCCATGCGTATCTGCCATTCAGATTGCATTTCCAGAAGTTCGGATTCACGTTTAATCTTACGTGCCTTGGTTTGTCTCTTAGCGCCTTCGATACCAGCATCTGCAATACTCGCACCAAGTTGTTGAAGACCGGCACCAGCAGCAGTATTGGGAGTAGAGAGAGGTCCACCAATTTGTGGTTGTGCAGAACGTCCAAGTCTAATAGGAAGAATAGCCATTTTTACCCTTTACTCGCAGCGTAGTATGATGTTCCAGTAGAGAGCGCACTACTTGCGGCACCAAGATAGATACCCTGTGCTGTACTCTTCGCCTTAACAGTTTCAAGACTTGCACCGGCTAAACGATTCTGTTGTGCTACTCGTGATTCCATACCCACTGCAAACTCATTTCGTGCGTTCTGTTCTGCCTGAAATCTGATTGCGTCAAGTGCTGATCCTGTAGAAACACTCACGCCAGATGCTGCTGATGTTGCTTGAATGTTTGCGAGATCGGATGCACCCTGGAAACGTGTGTCTCTGAGGGCTTGTTTTTCACTTAACTGAATAAGTTTAACATCTTCTTTTGCCTGTGCTTCATTGTAACGAGCACTCTCTTTAACGGCATCGGCTTGTTGCATGGAGCCAACAACGCCAAGACCAATTCCTATTGCTGCTAATACGGCCATTATCGAACCCTCGCAAATAAAACTTCATCTTCACCGGTGGCAGAGTACTTTCTCATCACACACTCAGCATTAAACCCAAGCAACTCAAGGAAACGCCAACCAGAACGCCAGGTAGCGATTGTAGTAGCTTCAATGCGGTGCTCGGACATAAGATCAATGGTTGCTTTACTTAGCTCTATAATGCGCTTCATACAGGTTCTTGAGCCTTCACCCATGAGAATCCATAATACACACCGGCCATTCCAAATAGCAGTCTTACCCCAAATACAGACAGGATTCCCATCAGATAAGATCGTCCACGCACATGGAGACTTTTTGACCTCTTCAATAACATTTTCGCCAATAGCATCAACAGGATTAACCTTGTAGATATCATCTTGTTGAAATTCACGCTGAATAATCATCGAGCATCCTCCACAGACATATTCGGCCACATTGCTGTGATCGTGCAATCAAAAGGTAAATTGTGCTCAAAGTAAATCATTCCACCCGATTCGTAGTTCTGGTCCATTGGGATTATCTCTGTATCACCAGAATATAGCGGTACAGGCGTATCCATCAAGTCATAAGTCATGCGATAGACAACACGGTCCAATTGCTTGCCTTCATCCTCGCCAATTAAAAGGCCAGGACCAGCATCAATCACCCGAAGTACAACATTCTCAATACGTTTCGATTTACCCTGTGATGTCCCAGTCTGTGCGCCACCTTCGATTTTTTGAGTCTTACCCTTGGCTACATATGCAAGACCAACATCAGCAGTTTCAACTTCGCTTGCAAGTACAATTTGACCACTTGAAACCACAGCGTCAGGAAACACGGCACCATCACCGATCACCTTAACCGTTTCACCCTCTAAATGCGACAATCCGGTAATAGTTGTAGTAGCTGCCCCTGAGTAGGTGATATGGGAATCTGACCATACAGTGGCAGTGCTATCAATGATTTCTATGTACCTAACAGTCGAACTGTTTATTTCTCGTTTTACAACAATCCACAACTTATCACTCACACCATTCTCATCCTGGAGTGTTGCAACTTCCTCAACAACTGCTGCACCTGTGGAATCTGCTGCTAAATTATGTTGATGCCATGCGACTACACCAGCATCTCGCTCAAAAGTTAATCCAACCAAAACACCGGCATCGCTAAAGGTCCAGACAATCGTGCTTGGTTCCTCTTGAAACGCTACGCGATTAAATCCATTTTCGCCAAAGTGATGGGCCAGTATAGAAAGATCACCGGCAAGAAATCCCTTGGTGTCATTATTGAATATGATCTCACGTACAGTTTGACCACCATTTTGCACAAACAGAACAGACTCACCTACTTGTACAGGTTGCTGTTGTTTTGCCCCACGGTTTGAATCGCGCTCAATAACAATGTCTGTGGGAGTAATTGCCCCGCCAGATGATGCCCTTGCAGCAAAGATACCGTTGTCAGTTCCGATCAGTAAAGACTTCGCAGACTCCATGAATCTAACATCGTTATTCTCGCTACTATTGATTGAGTATTTAAACGAAGCATTTGCCAACAAAGATCCAGGAAGGAAATTCGTGAATTGATCTATGTAACTACCGCTAATAAAGGTCTTACCTTTTGAGTTGCCACCATAGATAACGCGCTGTTCGTGGAAGGTAACAGAAGTAGGACCATTAGAAGTGCCGGAAAGTGATGTCTTGCCGGAAAAGCCAAACAGACCTGGACTGAATCTTTGCGTTCCGTTAGTTAAAGTTGTTGAATCTATTGGCACTTCAGGAAAGCCTACAACCGTTCCATCAAGGTGGATGTCTATAGGATTACCTGTATACGCAACACGAACAAAACCGTACTCGCTATGAACCATTTCCCAAGTAACACCAGTGCCACCATCAATCTCTAATCCAGAATCATGACCAGGCGCACGAGTTCCTGACGTTGCAGCAGTTGTTGCCTTATAAACATTAACCCGATCAGACTCATATGAATTTGACCAAACGTAAGCACCAATGGCATACACCGTGCCTGTTACCCATTGATCGTGTAAGGACTGAGGCACACATCTTACCGCAAGTAAGTCAGTGTCACTAATGAAAGGCCATTGAGCAGCCACACCATTTGCATAGTACTGAACAGTGACTGCTCCAGACACCGCACTAACCTTAACGGTGTCTGTTAAAACTATATTCTCAGGTGCTAATGGACCGTAATCCAATGCTTGTTGTGTTATCGTTGCTGTGGTTCCATCATAATAGAACACGTACGGCTCTTTCTGAGGATGCACTACAAATAACAGATCTTCTTTTTGAGCAAACTGAATGAGGTTTATATCATGCGATGGGTCGAAGTTCCATGTGGTAGAATCGCCAGTGTCAGTTCCATCTGCATTGTAAATCTTTATAAGAAAGTTCGTGCCGTTTTCAGACCATTCCAACATGTATTTCGTGTTGTCTGTATCGGTGTATGGGATTAACCTGGCAACATTACTACCATTCGTTTCTGCAATATACTTAGAACCCTTGCGCTTCACAAGTGGACCCTGCAACGTTGGAATCCAATTATCACACAAACGTAACGATTCGTTGTATTGCTGAATATCTGTGCGGCCATAAGTCAAAGGACCTACTTCACCACCGGAAAAGGATGTGAGTGCTGGAGAGAACCGTTGGGCCATTAGCTTATCCCACGCAACGTAGGATCATCAACATAACCGTAACGAATGGAAACCCATGGATCGGGTAAGCCTAGGTCAGTTGGAGTGCCTTCTTGTGCGCTTGCATTTTTAGCCGATTTCATGACTTCTTCATACTTGGCAATTGCGAACGATTTCTTACTTGGATCTTGCGTTAATGGTTCGGCTAAATCTACTGCCAAACGATAAGCTACTGCATCTCTCAATAAAGGATCCCAATCATCTGGATTCGTTGAGGTTTGGATGTAGCGAATTTGTAAAGGGTCTGTGGTATTGGTGAGAATGTCATCACCTTCTAAATGCCAATCCATAAGTTTCACACCACCAACATACACATCAATGAGTGTTATCAAGTCGGCTGGCAATGGATAGGCCGTTGTATAACCCCAATCGGGAGCTACTACGGATGCTGCTAAAGTTGTACGTTTTGTTAATCTGCGCCAAGGATGGAATCGAATGACTTCATCGCGCATAATTGGATAAATCTGCGCACACAATCGGGCAGACTTACTATTATCATCTGGAGGGTCGATTTGAACAACAGTCGGTTGCCCTAATGATGTCAATGCTAAATTACATAGATCTACTGGACTAACCATTTCTCACCCCAAAAATAGTCCTGGTGTTCTACGTGGAACACCAGGACATTTTGTTAATATTCGTCTTCTATAACCAGTTGGATACATTTCTGCAATGCAGAGACTACATCGAGTTGATTTGCATCAGCGTCGATCTCTACAAGAACCGTATTTGCTGCCACACTTCCGGCAGCAAATACAGCGTCTTTTTTAGCATCATGAACACCAAGTGTTATCTTTTTGGCATCGGCCATGATATCTCCTAGTCAACGGTGAATGTGATCATTACTTTGATCGTACCAGTGATAGTACCACCAGCAGAACGAAGCATGACATCAGCACCACCAACGATGCTAGGTGATGGCAGATTCGCAATATCAGCAGTTGCTGGAACTTTACGAGCAGCACTAGAAGTACTTGCCGCGGCAGTTACAACAGTGATTGCAGCGTCTTCGTCACGCAACACCAATGAAAGCGTAGAACTTGCACCAAGAGCATCGACAAAAAGGACGACATCTTGAATGCGAGCACCTTCAGTAAGACGACCAATAAGGATGTCTGTACCGATAGCTTCACCAGTTGCTTCAAATTCAGCGAACATAATACGTTCGCTGCCATAGTTTATATTACTTGGGAGTTTGCCTACAGGTGTAGCACCTAAAGTCGCAGCCCACTGAATGCTTTGTACATCAGCCATGAGTTATCTCCTATGCGTTCAACGCGTCAGCAGCCCATACTTTACCCTCTTGAAGGCGAGTGCCTCCGAAAGTAGCGCAAGCATAAACTTGGGTGGCAAATGATTTTGTTGGCAATTCGTCTATACGAGTAGAGACATCACCCCAGATACCTAAACCTAAACCAGATTGTGCATAGAAAAGCGCACGAGTGGTATTAGCGGCAACTGTGACAGAACCATCTGGAGAATAATCAACACCACCAGGAAGGCGGTTAGATGTGATGAATTTGAAACCCATGAAGGTGTCAATGTCACCCTGAACTAAAGCTTTGACCGTGTTGTAGTCAGCACTTGTTACTTCAGTTGTTTGGAGCAAGTTTTCAAGTTGTACTGGGTCAATAACGCCAGTAACGACTTCAGACTCAAAATCAACTTCAGCTTGCAACATACCAGTTTTGATTTCACGAAGCTTGTCAATAGTCAAGCCTGTTCCACCAGCAGCGATAAGGTTGTTAGAATCGAACGCTACAGATGTAGACGCAGGAGTTTGACCAGTTTGGTTAGAACCAAAAGCACCTTCGATGATAGCGTCATCCATACCGCGAGTTAATGCAGCAGACTGAGCCATAGCAAATGGGCTAGTTGGGTCGATTATCTGGCGAAGACGATCTTGCTTGTCAATTAAGTCAGCAATTTCGTAATCAGTTGGGAAACACCAACGACGATCCATAGGGGTCGGTACGAGTGGTGTATCTGCGTGGCGTTGTGTGCGTTTAACTGCACGTACTTTGCCAACTTGTTCGATGAAATCCGCGTTTTCGCCAATGAATGACTCAACACGTACTGTGGGACGCAATTTACTACCTTTTTGCTGAAGTAACAACTCTACATTAGAGGTGTAATCATTAACAAAGCTGGTTTCAATCGCATTGATACCGTTTACGGCCATGAGATTTTCCTTTTTTGGATAAGTGAAGTCATACACATGTATGATCTATTTTTTGGCTTATCCAATTAAGGGGGCCGGAATGTCGAAATTACTTAGGGGAAGTTGCCTTTTGTCCCTTTTTCGACGCATTCGTTGGAGTTGGCTTAGCCTTCTCCTCCGGTGCAAAGATATAATCGACAAGCATATCTGCTATGGCGATTATTTGATCTTTTGCGCTAGGCTGAAGACTAGCGTATGATGATGTAGGAATCAAGCATAAAATTACATCTCGTTTAACTTGCGTACGATCAAGCATTATACCCCCTGGTCATATGCAAGTTTGGACAATATAGAACGTTCTTCCATTGCTGCTGCACGAATCTTAGGATCTGAAGACACAGCACGTTTTTGCCATGCGGGATCTTGAACCAATTCCTGACGTTTCGCCTCTGCTGCTTCTGGAGTCATAACACCATTTAAGCTATTTTCAGGAGCGGCACCATCAACAAATGTACCTTCGCCAGTAGCTGAGCCAAGTTTCTGCATGAAATTCATCATCTCTTTTGTTCCAAGAGACTTCTCTAATGCGCCAAGTTGGTCATCAGTCACACCAAATTTACGAGCAGCCATCTCAGCATACTCCATATTGGCATCATATGCTGCACCCCACTCGTTTTTCAACTCAACCATCTGAGCCTGTGTGGATTCTTGATACTTGGCATTTTGAGCCTCTTCAGCAGCAGCTACGGCAGATGAGAAATCACCAAAGATAGCACTGGCCTGTTCTTGATTCAATCCAGCCTTAAAAGCAGCCTCTTTGTACCACTCGCCACCTTCATCCATACCTTCAAATTCATAACCGGCAGATTCAGTTGGTCTACCTAAGCGCTCGTACATAGCAGACATCGCTTCAGCATCTTCTGATTTAGCGATACGAAGCATTTCATTTTCTGGAACACCACGCATGGATTCAAGGTTCTTGTACGATTTAGCCATTGCATCAAGGCTTTCGTAATTCTTATTCTCAAAGAATCCCTTGTGCTCATCACTCACACCATCGTAAAACTTGCCAACTGGGGCATCTGGTGTTGGGGCCGGTGTTGCATCTGCTACAGGAGCAACTGGATCTGTTGTTGTTGGGGCTGGGTCGGACATGGCTGCTAATGCACCTGCTCCGGATACTGGATCGTTCATGAGTCTTCCTTCATGTTTCTGATTTCATCCTCTGTAAAGTGAACAAAACCAAGTATTCTTTCTAAAACATCACGCCTCCCATTGAGGTATGATTGCCGGTTTGCATCTTCTGAAAACGTACTGGCTTGATAGCGGCAAAAACGTTTCAGGTCTGCCAATACCTTACGAACATTGGGATCGTCTTTAGCAAAGAGATCCCTATATGCGTGCCGTCTACGTCTGAATATGTCTAGTATTTTCATGTTCCCTCTTTCACAAGGAGTAAAAATCTAATAAACAAGAATCTTGGGCGATATGCGAGATTACACTACGATACGCGATACGTCAAGTTTTGCTTCTAGAATGGTCCAGGTATTGTTTATTTCGCCTGTTAATTGGATACGGAAAGCACCTGTTTCCGTTATAGCGTATGGGCCATTAACACTCAGGGATACAAAATTGCCTCCACCCTGACCAATGATACCCTTTTGCTCAATAACCTGAATGCCACCAACATCACCGTCAAAAATAAGTCGAGCAGCACAGTTCTTACCATTGGATGCGGTAAAGGTCATGGAAAAGTCAACCCGATACCCCATTTGATTGACTGATTCAAAACTTAACACATCAATATTCGTATCATCAGCATTACACTCAAGCGCACCGGCAGTACCGAACAAGATTGATTCCCATTCATTGTAATCTGCATAGGTAGTGGTTACATCAAAAGTCTCTGAGGTTGTACGCTGGAATGTAGCAAATTGAGAAGGTGCCTTTGTCATCATGCGCCATGTACCAGAAACAAAGTCTGACATGAATCTAATATTCTGATTCGGCAGTCCTAAAACCACCCCATTTGTGTGGTTATTAATGATTCCCAATATCTCTACCGAGTTTCCACCGTTCTCTATGCGCATTATTTCTGCAATACATCCATGATTCACAGCAGTTGGAGTGGGAAGCGTTACTGTCTGACTTCCTGTAGTTGGATCAAACCAAACCACCCTATGCGTACCAACTATGAAGTTCGTGTTGCCTACAGACGAAATAATAACAGGCAAAATGCTGTCAATCTGTGCGGTTCCTGTGCCTTGGGTATCTGCGCCTGTTGTTAGTTCTGCCATGATAAAACTCCTAAGTAGTGACCAATGTGAGGTTGCTATTTACTATATCTGTGCCGCTTGAGTTCGTTACCTGTTGAGGTGCCTGTGTTGGACCATTCCCCGCATATATTGCTGCGTATTCACCTGTAGAAACAAATGCGAGCCTTTTAATGCCCACAAAAAGAGTCTCTCCGGCCAACATGGGAACGATTGATATCTGATCCATTAAATCAGTAATCACCGCATTGCCAGATGACACACACATAAGGTAATCGAGATTCGGGGTGAGATCTTGGTTAGCCTTTTCGACTACCTGACACCCATTGCCTCGATGAAAATTAACCTTGGTAGGCATTACTCATACAACCCGAAATATGTTCCGGTGGATGCAAGTGCGAGACGTTGAACGCCAACATGCAACGTTTGACCGGCTAAGAGTGGTATGGATGTAATAGCACCGTTCAAATCGGTAATCACAGCAGTCCCAGCGCTGACACATAATAGTGAATCGGCAAAAGGCAATAAATCTGCGTCTGCGGCAGTTAAGCCCTTAATACCTCGTGCTCTGAATAAGTTGTTTATGGTTGGCATGTTACGTCCTTTTGGTACTGGTTTAATTAAAAAAAACCCTACTGTTGTAGGGCTTGTTGTGCTTGAGCGAGATCTTTTACTGCGCCTGCTCCAGCGACTGCTTCTTGATTAGATATTGATGCTTGTTCCTGTTGCTGCATCTGTTGTTCTTCCGCAGCAATCTGTTCACCTGACTTGATGATATTTGTTGGAGCGCCATTACCCTTTTGCACATGGATAAGCATTTCCTGTGTATCAAGCATTCTTAACGCTTTACCTTCATCATACGCAGCACTGGCAATAGCAGCCTCCTGCACACGTTGAATACCGATCAATTCTTCTGACTGCTGTAAACGAGAAAAAGGCGAATCATATACAACGTCAAGATTGAGATCCGTACCAATTAATGCTTGTGGTGGTGGAGGTAAATCGCCATTGTCATTTAATAACTCAAGCTCACGTTCGATTATCACACCAAGTAACTCAGATTCTTGACGACCAACAGGTGCCAATAACGCACCTTTCTCCTGAGCACGCAACATAGCTTCTGTTGCACTCATTCGTGGAGTCTGAACAAGGATTTGGAATAAGTCAGTAAGGAAAGCAGTCTTAATTGCCGCTCTCTGTACTTCCATCTTCGCTTCGTTGATGTCTACCCTGGCACCAGTCTGTAATGGCTGGATAAGTGGACGACCTTCAGCAGATACACCACCAAAGTTCTGACCACCAGCACGTAGATCAACCTGCATTTGACCTGAGCCAAGAATGCCATCGTCATGAATCAATAATGGTGGATCAACAATCTTATGACCGGCCTCTAAATCTGTCTTAGCCATATCATTCAAAGTTTTAATAGCTGGCAATACTGTAATCGCTGGACCACGACCATAAATCTCATGAGGAGACGTTAAGTAACGAGATACCGCATATGGCATCGTTCTATAACCACCTTCGCCCATTTCCCAGGTTTCCTCTAAAGATATGTAAATCTCAGAGAACGGCATACCTTTAAAGTCTAAACGGTTTGGATCTTGCTCGATATTTGGCAAAACGATATGAACATACTCTTTCCGCTCATATGGTTTCTCTCCAACCTCTTTACGCACACGAGAAGGAGCATCATCACCCCAACGCTCTATTGCTTGCATGTTGGAATAGTCAAATCTGCGATAAACCGTGTTTACGATACCCTGGAAGTTAACATCCACATAGGTATCACCAATAAAGGTCGATTTATAACGTAAACCAGAACCACGCTCGTAATCAATGAACACAGCCCCAGTACCGAAAGATCCAAGCGACCGGAATACACTACTCATTTGCGATTGAAAGTTCGCCCTAGGTTCGTATCGTTTTTGAAATAATCGTTTGGTTACTTCATCGAAATATAGCTGTATATCCCGATCTTCTTGGAGGTCTAAGTTTCCTGTACGCAATCCATGCCACTTTTGACCACGAGGAGTCAACAGGCTTTCCATTAAGGATGAAAATTGCGTTAATGCGTTTGGTGCCGTTGCGTCAAAGATCCATTGTGATTTGCGCTCACCATGAGACGAATTTTTAAAGGTATTCCAGAAATCGTCTTCTTGAGGGTAGATATAGCGAGCAACTTCACGCCAATGACCTTCCCATGTACCGCGATTGTTCTTGAGGTCTTCAAAACGTCTCTTTAAATCGTCAGCGCGTTTGGTTTCCATTAGTTAACCTTTATTCCAGATAATGCCGAAGTACCAGCGCCACCAGGATGCAAACCCACTGGTCTACCAATGCTTGGAGACTTCGGTCTGGACTTGGCCTGTTGTTTAATGAAACGAGAACCTGCACCAAGAGTAGATGAACGCATACGAGCGTTTCTAGCAGCAATATCGCCAGCAATTGCGGAATTTTCTGCTTCACGCTGGGCAATGACGTTTGGATCTTCTACACCAGGTGGATTGCCAAGACTTTCGGCCTCGTTAAAGAGTCCCAGTGGATCACCGAGCTTATCCATAAATTTAGCCGGTTTTTCCATGCCAGGAATATGCCGCAATGGATTAACCACATTCATAATACTACTAATGCCCACTGAACGCCCCTTGAAGCTAAAGAAATACCATAATAGGGTTAGTAGTCAAGACATTAATGCGCGAGGTGGACCATTCTGACCCTCATTGCGACGAATCATAGCCTTTCTGACATCCCTACGCATTATTGGCCGAGCAAATGTAAGAATACGTGCAT